TCGTTCCTGAGAACGAGAGCGTGTGATTGGCGTTAGCGTTCACAGGCTGATAGGGCCATGCATCGTTAGGGAATGATATGGACTCAATAGTATAAAACGAGGCCGTGCTTTTACTAGGCTTTAGATAAAACGGATACGCCACGAATCTGTCAAAGTTAGCGTCCGCGTATTTCCGCTGGATGATCAGCGGCACCCGGTTCGGATGAACCAAGATCATGATATCGCCGAACTGAGCATATTGAATTTGATTAAGCTCAGATTCTAGATAGCCCTTAAAAGAGCTTGAGTTCGGGATGAGAAAAGCAACATTGTAGTTCTCAATCCAATCGATAGCAGGAATGTTTTTATAGTTAACTCCGCCAAAAGCTGGGGTTAGTTCTCTAGCCGTATAAGTCTCGTCAGAGTAGATATCGCAGCTGGTGGTAAGAGTGTACTCACTCTGATCAGCATTCGGACGTATGAGTAAAACAGAACCAATGATTTTACTTTTCCTGAAATTTATTAAGCGAATATTGCTATTAAACACAGACACAGGGTCCGCCAAAGAAGTATCAAAAACACTGTTAGCTATGAAATAAGACCCAGGCCTTCTCCCTCCACCACCTTGAACATATGGGATGGCATTCTCCAAAGTCTTGCAGGATTTCTTAAACACATCTAAGTCAGAACGTGCGTAGGATTTAGGCGTTATCTCGCCCGCCCGCAGATCATTAACCAGGTAGCTAAACTTAGACAATGCTAAAACCTCACGTCTCTAAAAGTCCCGGCATCGATAACAGCGCCGCTGGACTCCTGAGCATTAAAGGATCTGGCTTGGGCGATCTTCTCTTTGGCTTCTATCTTTAATTCTTTCGACAGAGTGGCATTCTTGCTTAATAAAAAGCATATATCCGCAGCTAGATCAGTAGCTAGCGCCTCTTCGAAATGCGGATCGAACTTAGATGTGTCAGTTAGATCTGTGATGTATTTTATTTTGCATTCGGTATTATTAGTAACAAGGGTTCTGCCCTCGATACGCCATGGGATGTAATTATCCTCGATGTCCAGAACTCGCAGGCAATCAGCGGGTACGCCAAACGCACTGTCGAACTCGAACACTGGCTCCGTCGCGAGAAGTCCGATCTCTATTCTTAAAGTAGCAAAGTTCCATGGGTGTGATCGGAGTAGCGCTTTACGTTTATTGTCGTACTGCCCGTTACAGGCTCTTGCAGCAGCTGAGTCCTCGGATAAAGACGTGATTCTATCGGACCCCACTTTTGCCAAAGCAGAATTACAGATATCAACTGGCGATGAGGCCACGAATCCCCCTTAAAGAAATAAGGGGGCTATAAAAGCCCCCAGACTAATTAATCAACGCTATATTCGATAGCTACTTTCAATGTGAAAGCAGTCGCTGAACTTGCTTCTGTGCATTGAAGCTTCAAGTCTACCGCAGAGGCGAATTGCTTGAACAATCCAGGGCGGGCTGCAAAGCCTCCTCCTGTACCTGCTGCAATCCCGCCGCCTTGCATAGAAGCGCCGTTGTCTGTCTCAGGATTGAATCCTAAAATGAATCCATCCTGATCGGCTGCTTCTACAGCGTCGGCGCTTACGGCCCAACCCACATCCCATACTCCAGCTGTTCCGTTGTCATCGCTATAAACGACAACATTGTGAACGCGGGCACTAGCGGGGATCTTTTGCATGGTGACGATATCACCGATCTCGCTAGCTTCAGCGTAGGTATAGCTGTCATACGCAACGTGCAAATGAGAGTATCCTTCACCTTTTGGAATCTTCACACTGGGTACAGTGGAAGCCCACTTTGTTCTATTCAGTCCTAATAATGTAGCATCTGCTGCCATGGTATTTATCTCCTATAAATTAGATTTTAAGCCTCTGCGCAAAGAACCATAACAACCTTGGACTCTTCCATCCGGGTAGCACCAATGCTCATTTGTGCGTACACTTGAGTGGAATAACCTTTGTCGTCACGCTCTGAAATCCGCGCCTTCATATCCATACCGATCGATAACAAGAGTCCATCACCAGCGAATGCGAAGCATTGGCGGGCAGCGTTTCCGTTACCTGTCGACAAGGTCACAGCACCTGTAGAGGTGTTGATGCTATAAAGTCCGGAGTTGTCTAAACGCTCTGAGCGGATAAACTTGAATCCCATGTATGAGTCGATTTGACCGTTAACAAGGGCTTTAACAGTGTTGAAGTCTGCGCTTGTGACTTCGGTTTCGCTTAGAAGGTTCTGGCGCTGTTCAGCGGAGAACACGAAGTAACGAGGAATCTTCTCGTCAACTTCAGCTTCGTCGAAAATTCTTTGAGTAACTCTCAAAGCTTCAACGTTTAGTCCGCTTAAACTACCACTAGAGACAGCTCCAATGTGCTGAGCCGCTGGAAGAGCAACCGCTGTTCCACCGTCAACGCCGCCGTAAGCAGAGCCGTTAGCAGCACTGATGACAACGTCATCCATTGCGCGTCCCATAGCCATCATACTAGCTTTTACATAATCGCTAGCAGGATCGATGAGCATGCGAAGTTTATCGACATCGTCGATAAAGTCTGCCCATTCGTAGTCATTTAAGGTTACACGCCTACGTGAGTGAGGTGTGTCGAATTGCGGTGTGTCCGCGTGCCGGCTTGTACGAAGTACGGCAGTAACAGAGCCGATACGATCGTAGAAACTTGCTTCTGATTTTTGGCTTTCTTTTCTTACAACAGGAGCTAAACGAGATCCATCTTGTTGGCTAAGATGAAATATGTTCGAGCTAAACTGTTTTACAAACGCTGTAGTAACTTCTTGAGACATAGAATCCCCCTGACAATTTGTTATTGTTCAAACAAACTACTCTTTCTATAGTTGCTCGTACTTAACGGAATTGTCCCTAAAAGGGATTCACTGATATCCACTGGGGTCTCCAGCTTCAAACTAGGACTGGGGATGAGCGCCCAGTTGTCCTTAGCCTATTTAACGGCTATTTCAGAAAAATAGTCAAGGCTACTCTTTAGGTTTTTCTGGATATGCCATCTCATGCAGCTCTAACATCTCTTGAACCGCAATCTTATGGTTCGGATGTGAGGGATTATGGTATGGGTGCTCACGGTTCGCCATAGTCATGCCGATTTCGACTTTCGCGTCGTTTGGTGCTTTCGCATTAGCAGGACCTGTGCCATGCATCTTGTCTTCTTGCAAAAATCCTGAGAACTTAACGAAGGCCTTTAACAGCGCGGGATTAGAGCCAGCATCATTCTCTTTCAAGAATTTGTCTAACTCTGGGTCGCCCGTGTATTTAATCGCCTGTTTCACACGCTCCATATTCTGGTCGTATGCTTTACCCCACTCTTTTTCTAATAGGGCTTTCGCCTCGTCCTTCTGACCTTGGGCGAGCTTGGATCTTTGTCCTATGATTTCTTTTTCTTTATTAATATACCAGCCGAGTAAGTTTTGTGCTTGCTCTGGCAATATACCAGATTCATGCATTTTAGCTTTCACTGAGTTAAAGAACTCAGTGTTGATCTCAGTATCCTTAGGAGCATCCACCTTGTAGTCGTCGATCTTCTCAGGGAGGCCTAGTTTATGGTAGAACGCACGGCGCTCCAAGTCTGTCGCATGCTTACTCGGAAGGACGATCTTATCCGCCCCTACTTGCTTTTGAGCATGCACGAAACTTCTCGCAAGGCCTGTAAGGTCATGAACAGTCTTAAGTGACGACTCCTCTTTTAAGTCATCAGGAAGCATGGAATGCCAGTTCTCACCTAACACAGGTAAGCTAGCTGCAGCCGCTGCGTCTGGTGGCGGTGTGCTAGACGAAGCTGGTGGTGTTTGCTGTGTAGTCGAATCGCTCATGTTTAATAGCCTCCGATAATTGGTTTTCTAGTTTCTTAAGATCCGTGTTCATCTGATTAATGATCATCAATACAACTGTCCGCTGTCCCTCGTTGTACGCCATTTCCATAGGGTCGCTCGAGAAGACAGGATCCATCACCCGGTACTGCCTCATAAGATCATATAGAATGCGCTTACCAGTTTCTGACGTAAACAAGCTTTTATAATCAGCCTTCTTGGCCACATATTTCTTATGCTGTCTATTCATCTTTATCCCTGTATTGCGGGTTTCACTTTAGAAAGATTATCGGCAGCTGCTGTTTGTTGCTGTTGCTGGGCTGCTTGCTCTTGTGCTTGCTGACGACCTTTTCTGATCTTCTCGACTTCAACCTTAGGACGGATCATCTTTTGAGGGAAATTGTAGATACGAGCAATCTCCCTGATTGATTCATCCCCATCAAAGTTATCCAAAACCGTAGGATCTGCTTGAATGAACGGCGATGCCGCTTGTACTGTTTTAAGAATATTATCCCCCTCAGCTTGCTTCTGGATTCTAGCAATTTGGCTAGAGTACCGTACGCCCAAGCCGCCAGCATTTCTTATAATGTCTGGCATGGGAAGAAACAATTTCTTTCTGTCCATAATCTTAAATAATCTGGAAACGATAGGTCCCAGGGTCTCGTTCTGCTGACGACCTAGCACGGGAGCTAGCAGGCGAAGCTTCTCTTCTGTGCGCTGATTTACTTCAGTGGCCGTCATCTGAGGGCCTGTGCCTAATTGGAGCTGATCTACGAAAAAGGCTTCTCGGATACGTTGACGGTGCTTTTCCATCATAGCTTCACCGAAATCAATCCTGAAGTCCTTTGAGAGTAAAGCTTCTACTCTATCTGTTCCTCCAGCACGGTAGTAATTCACTCCACCAGGGAATGTCTTCAGCGGAAGTACGAACCCGTCATCTGGCATCTGCAGCGGAGGGTTGATCATCTTAGCAGCACCAAGAAGCGTCATCTCCGTCATCTTGTTAATTGTCTTAGCTTCTGGAAGAGCCGTCATGCCAGGGCCACGGCCATACTCCTCATCGGAGATCTTCGACCATCTGCCAATGATGAACGGGAACTCGTTAAAACCTTTTACGGAAATATCCTCGTCCTCATCCAAAACTGTGTAGTGGCTGATGAACGGAAAGTTCGAAAGCTTCCCGCTACTGTCCGTATCTGCATTTGGGTAAACGCCGTGGAGAAGCTTAAACACTTCATCGGAGTTTTGTTTATACGCGCTCATTACCTTCTTAGATAAGTTCGCTTCATCCAATCCGAAGTTTGCGACGATAAGCCTAGCTGGCCATTCGAAGGTTCTGTAGGCCTCGTCAATAAAACCTTTATTATTTTCTGATATATAGATATTGCCAATATGTATAGCCATGAACCGAACGATCGTTTCCTCGTCCTCTTCCATCAGCAGCGGCGCTGTGCCGAATGCCGGTAAATCCAAGTAATACTCGTGGATCTCTGTTTGGAAGTTCGAATCGTTGATCACCGTGTGCATGCGCCTGGTTGAATCCTGGAGCCAAAGTCTAGCGCCATCGTCAGAGTCAATATCAGGGTTTCCCGTGTAGAGCTCAAACCACTGAGTGTATGGGTTCGTTAAAAGGCCGTGCAGCGCACCTGCGAGAAGCTCGTTGGCCTGAATCGCGGTATTGTCGAACAGGTGAGTGTTTGTCTTCTCGCCCTTAGATCGTTTCGTAGTAATGGAGTTTTTGTTTGGTAGAATAAAATCCGCAAGCTCTTGCCAGTGGTTCTCCCAAATGGCGCGTTTGACAACTTTGGACTTAAACCTCTCCCTAAGCTCTCTCGGTGATAATGGCATTATGCTAACAAGCTCCCTACGTTTAACGATGACGTTTGATTAATAAGACTGGGCGTTGATCCAACGAGGAATCTTCCTGGCTGATCTATCTGCTGCTTCCTTGATTGCTGAGCGCCTTCTCTCTTCTTTTTTTGCTCAGCAATCGCCCCCTGGATACGAGCAGACACATCTGCTAATTGCTGATCGAAGTTTTTGCCCCCGATTAACTTGCCGACGCCTGACCCCTTACCTGATTCAGCTTTAATAATAGCTTGATCCACTCCAGAAATCTCATCGAGAAAACCCTTTCTCTGAGCGTCGGTTAGATCCTGCTCGGAATTAATCGCTGTTAATAGAGCTTGGCTCTTCTCTCTATTCTGATTATTACCAGAGTTCACTTCCTCGGTAGGACGAAATAGGCCTTGCTTATTTATTATCTGATAAGGAACCCCGATGACCGGATTCATTAGCGCTGGAAGGTTGTTTTGAGCTTCACCCATTTATTTATCTCCAAATATATCAAATTTATCGTCAGACTGCCTTGGGAGCTCATGCCACTTAA